CAGATGATGGAGCGCCTGACAAAGTCAGAGCACCAGTCATCGTTGAACCAGACTTAAGAACTACTGTTGATTCAAATGAACCACCACTAGAGATTGCAGATGCAATTTCAGCAAGTGTATCAAGAGTTCCAGGAGCACCACCAACAAGGGCGGTAATCTGCGCATCTACATAGGCTTTAGTTGAAGCATCAGTAGATACAGTTGGAGTTCCTAGACCTGTAATTTTTTGAGAGTTTAACGCTACTGAACCAGTAGGCGCAGCCATCTGGTCTAAACGAGATGTGCGGACCTGTGTGTCAAAATCTGATACTGTTGCTGCTAGTTGAGTTCCAGTATGGTTAGCACGAGCATAAGGGTCAGCGACCAACTTTGCTGCAGTAATTGTTCCATTAGCAATATCACCAGCAACAATAGTTCCATCAACAATATCTGCTGAGGTAATAGAACTGTTGAGGTTCAACTTGCTGTAGGCAATAGCCGCTGCAGAGTTAACGTCAGCGTTAACGATTGCTCCGTCTGCTATCATGGCTGAGGTTACTGTACCTGTATCGGCAACTGTAACTGCTGTACCAGAAATCTTTGTCTTATCAATTGCGGCAGCAGCATTAATATCTGCGTTAACAATAGCCCCAGTACCAATTACGGTTGTAAGGCTTACGTTACCAGTGCCATCAAAAGTAACTCCGCTTGCTTCTACATCTCCAGTTAGTTGGAATGTACGAGCAGTTGCGAGCGCTGTTGCGGTTGCTGCGTTACCTGTTGCAGAGCCAGCAGAACCTGATACGTTACCAGTTACGTTACCAGTTAAGTTACCTGTAACGTTACCTGTAAATGTACCTGCAATAGCACCAGTACCTGTAATAGTTGGGCTAGTAATAGTTGGTGTAGCAATTGTTGGGCTAGTGCCAAATACTGCAGCACAAGTTCCAGTCTCATCTGTTAGCGCACCACGAAGGTTCGTGCTAGATGGAGTAGCGAGGAATGTTGCTACACCAGTACCAAGACCAGCCAAGTTTGCTGCAGGAAAACCAGTAGTATTAGTAAGTGTTCCAGATGCTGGAGTTCCTAGTACTGGAGTTACAAGAGTAGGGGAAGTAGCAAATACAAGAGAACCACTACCAGTCTCATCGGAGATAAGTGTCTTAAGTTCTAGAGATGTTGTTGCTGCGTGTTCAGCAAGAGTTCCATTAGCGTGTGTATTAGCATCACGATAATCACGGCCAATAGCCATGTGTCGTACAACCGCACCTGCTGAGTGAGCCTGTTTGATTGAGCCATCAATGTCGCGTGTTATTGTTAGGGTATTGCTGTTTACCAGCGTTACATCTACAATTTCTTCGAGCGCTGTATCTGGGTCAATAACAACTGTGAATGTTGTTCCAGCAGCAATAGTAACTCCACCAAGGAGCGCTGATGCAGAACCAACAACCATTGTTGTAGCAGTAGAGTTAAGTGCCGATGACAGCGTTGTTTGCTGTGAGCGGGATGAGTAGTTTCTAGTTGTCATTCAGGTTCCTATCGGCGAGAGAAGTGAACTCGTGGGGGGTAGTTTTGTTGATGCGCTTTAATTTCTTCGTTAAGGCGTTGTGTGTAAAGTGCATATAGTTGCTTTGTAGCAGACTGTGATGAACCATATGGTCGCTTGCTATCTGTCTCATCAGCCTGTGGGCTGGTTTGAGCAGCACGTGCTGGGTCTAGATAAGCAAGTAAACGATATGCTGCACCAAGAATAACTACGTCCCGAGTCGATTCTGGAAGTCCTGTTTGAGTGGTATATACCTGTGAATTAGTTGTAAATGGTACTGGGTCTGTTGCGTAAACAACTTTTACAGTACGTCCAGGGATTGGTGCTTCACCTAGTGTTATGGTCTGTGCTCCTGAACCAAATGTATCTGTATCGGCTACTGAGTCAAAGTCCCAGCGACGGATAGGAACCCATTCCTGTGTAGGCCCAATGGCCTCCCAGGTTAGGCTAATAATGTTTTTAATGTTTAAGTCATTGAATGCGTATGTTGATTGAGCAGCATTGAATACGAATGATGTTGTCTTAACTGCAAAGATGCTTGCTCCAAGAGAGCGGATTGTATCGTTAATTGCGCGTTTCATATTAAAGCGAGGAAATGTTGGTGAGATAGATACTTTAGCATCTGCAGCATGGGTTGTTGCTGTAGTTCCTAGATATCCTCTACCGTATGGAGAGATTGTTGCGGTGCTTGCAATGCGGTCATAAGAATCAATCCACATTAGTTCTTCATCAATTTCAATTATGCCTTTGCCTACTGAGTCGATAGACCCAAGTGACAAGACCAATGGTGCTGCTGATGATGAAGTTGTCGTTGTGACTGGAGTTCTAAGGTACGTCGAACGTTCTTGTTGGAAGGTATATCCAGCAAGATTGACCTGAACCTCATCAATCATATTGGTCAGCGTAGTTGTCATTATTTCCTCTTGTCTCCTACGAATGCATCGTAGTAATTAACATCGAATGAAAAGCGTTTCATATGTGGAACTGTTGCAGATGTGTCACACCAGACTGGAATATCAGCCCTGTCACACAATGAAAAGAAGAATATATCCTCTCCCATAAACTGCTTCCCAACCCCAACCTCTGTAAACAGCGGTGTGTTAGGTAAAACTTCTAGGATTCGGGTGATTACATTTCTGTGCATCAACACAAACCCCATGCCTGCGGCTCCAACCTTAATGAACTTGTCTTTAGGTAGAGGATGCATGCGCTTAATACCCACTTCATCGCCCTGTACCACAAACTCAAAGAGTGTTGGCATTGGAACCATGAGTGGTTCTTCTGGTGTATCTGTTGTAAAGTAGACTCCAGTAAGGATTGGACGTTCATCCGCATCCCTTTTATCCCAGAGTTTCTTAAATGTATCTGGTGATATTACTACATCTGAGTCTACCCATAGGAGCCAATCAGATTTGTTGTTTTCATACCAGTATTTTGCTACAGTCTCACGTTGTCTGCCAATTTGATTACCAGAACTACGTAAGGTTGTTGTTACATTAGCGCCTCCATGTAGCATTACATCAGTAACGCCTTGCATGAACTTGCCATCTACCATACCATTATCGCACCAGGCGATAGCCAAAGTATCTTTCATTGTCCCCACCTTTGTTATCTACTTCTTGCGGTCTTCTTTGCAATTGCTTTAGGTTGCTTAACGAACTGCTTACCCTTTGCATTACCTTTTGCCTTAGCCCTATTAGTAGCGGCTTTCTCTGCAGGTGTTAATGATGCCCACGCTGCTTCTGGCAGATATCGCTTCTTACCCTTAGATGGCTTACCATCAGAAGTTTTCCACTTCTGTGCAGTCCACTTCTTGAGTGATGCTTGAGATTTAGCAAGTGCCATTACTTGTAGCCTCCGCCTGCCTTCTTATATTGAACAGCAAGTAGTTGAGCCTTACGAGCAGACCATTCTCCAGGGTCTCCGCCCTTAGAGCCAGCCTTAATCTTCTTAAATAAAGATGCTCTCATAGTTGGCTTAGTATAATTACCAGCCGCATTAACTTTAGATTTTGCTTTTTTCTTTGCTACCATTTTACCTTGTCCGCCCAATAGGCTGCACTCATCTTGCCTTTAGCAATATTCTTTGCATGACGTGCCTTAAATGATTTCTGACGAGCGGTAGGTTTTCTATCACCAGTAACGCCCTGTTGACCAAAACGAATCGTCTTTACTTCGCTACCAACTTTAGCCACAACAACGTGTGACTTCTTCGGATGAGAAGGTGTACGCTTTGGCTTGTTAAAGCCAGAGACACCAGCACGACTTAGTCTTGAATCTTTCATTATTACTTCTTCTTTCCTGGTTTCTTAGCAGTCTTCTTAACTACCATCTTCTTGCCAGTCTTCTTGGCTTCTTTCTTTGCCATAGCCATACCCTTTGCGGTGTATGCGAATTCTTTCATTCCAACTTTTGGCATTACTTCTTCTTGCCCATCTTCTTTGCAACAGCCTTCTTAGCAGTAGACTTCTTCATTGTCTTCTTGCCCATCTTCATTTCCATCATCTTCATAGACTTGGATTCCATCTTTTCGCCCATTTTGTATGCTTTGTTCTTCATCATTATGCTGCTCCAGTTTCTTTCATGACTGCCGCTACGGATTTCGTAACTTTGTCTGCTCTTACACCCATTGTGCTAGCATCATATGCTTTGCCCAATGTTTCGCTTGCCTTGTATGCTGCTTCGACTTGAAGTCTCTGCGTTCCTGCGGGTTGAATGCCTTGACTTCTAGCATCTTTATAAAACTTTAATCGACTTTCCCATGCCTTCTGAGCAATAGGTCTACTTGCATCTCCTGTATTCATTTGCAATCCTTTAGCCTTACAGCCAAAACATTCACAATTTTCTTTACAAGATTCTTTAATTCCAAAAGATTTAGTTATATCATATAGAGGCTCTGTTGATGTCGTATCACATTTAGTACATCCCCATATAAGAACTACTGAATGCATCTGTCCATCTATTAAATTATATCCATCTTTAACAACTTTGCTGATATGGTCGCAGTCCATTTTGTCCCTACTCTACTGTAAAGTTTGCCTCTGTTACGCCAATTCCACCAGCAATTAATGCTGCTTTCGTTGCCTCTGATACAGATGATTCATGTCCACCTAGCCAGTATTCATCTACATCATCTAGTTGGTCTTGCGAGAAGTAACGACCAAGTCCAAATGTAGAACCAGTTCTAGTTACGGTTACACCCTGTCTTAATTTGAAAAAGTAGAACAGACGGTGTTGTCCCGTAGGACCTTCCTCCACGTATGGAGTTCTGAATATATAAGTTGCCATTGTTCTCCTTAATGAACTTACCGTAAAGCAGGGGCCGAAACCCCTGCCCTACTGTCAATCAACTAAGCGATTGATGAACCTGATTCGATGCGGAATAGTGCTTCTTCACGGAAACGTGCGAAACCTAGTACGCCGTACCATCCGATTGGACGGAAACGGTTCAACTTATCGGTAACTGGACCGATAACTGTGTGTGGCTCTTCTGCCACAGCCTCAGCAAGTGCTTGCTGTCCGCAGATGATTGTGCGATAGTTCTTTGCAGAAGATGCACCATCAGTTGCCACGTATAGACGTGGTGATTCTACGAAATAAGCGCCCTTGTAGCGGCCAATTTCTCCAGCCCAGATACGGTCTTGTGAGATACCGTATGCGTTTGGAACAACCCATCCTGCATTTGATGTTTCAAGCATTAGGTCGTGTGCAACATCTGGGTGAATGCCAGCCCAGTATTCTGAGCCGCGCTTTCCTGATGCCTTGTTACCGCGCAACTTAGCAACTGCACGGCCAATGTTGGCTGTTGACAATGTTGCTGCTGCTGTAACTGTAGCAGTTGATGTTGCTGTTGAACCTGAGTAGATTACGTTTGTTCCGCCGCGTAGTGCTGTCATAGCAAGTGCGTCGATTGAATCTGCTTGGTTGCGAGCCATCAATGTTACGATGTCTGGGTCCACTGCGTTTAATGAGAATAACTTAAGAGCGCGAGTGTTAGTTGTAGCGTTACCGAACTCCTGCATTGTGATAGTCACAGATGTAGGTGTTGCGACTGTTACGCCGTCGATGTCTGTAGACTCTGTTAGCGCTGTTGTAGCGTTAGAGAGGTCTGCATACTTCTGTAGAACAACAACGTTACCGTTGTTGGTTGGGGATACTGGGCGCTTGTCTGCGACTGTACGAATTAGGGGTTCGTCACGAAGAGCGAATTCGATAAATTTATCGTACGCCTTCTGTACTAGACCTGCGCTACCAGCGGTACCTCCGAGGGACGCTGAGTCCGTCGATGTAAAGTTTGTAGCCAAGTTATTACCTCCAAGGTAATGTAGAAACTATGATTGGTTACGAGTGGAGGATACGTTGGAGTTCTTCCGCGCTTTGTGCTTGGTCGATTCTTGATTCCATATCTTCTGCTCGGTCAGGTGTTAAAGCACCTGCAGTGAGATTGTCCTGCTTACGTATCGCAGCACGGTTTTCTTCACTGATTGCAGGTGAACCTTCGACTGGACTATAACCGAAAAGTTCGCCGTTTTCTTCAAGCCAGTTATTAACTGACTCTTCGTTAACGTCGTCCAAATCTTTGAGGATTAGTCGTGCAGCCTTAGCATTTACACCTTGTTTTTCTAGGACTTCTTTGACGGTTCGCTCTTTGTCAATCTTAGTAAAAGTACCAAGTTTTTCTTCGAGGTCTTTGATGCGCTTTTCATCGGCACGAATCTTCTTTCTTAACTTCTTTTGCAAGTCGTTTTCAGTTTCGTTACCTGTGATAACATCATCGTTATCGTCTTCTTCATCCCAGTAGTTGTTGCTCATAGCAACCCACCCTTCTATTCGTTGTAGTTCGCAAGCCACAGATTCTATTCGGGGAAACAGATTGGCTCTTGCTATCGGTCTAATACGCTGACGGGGCCGATGGGTCCGTTCAGGATTCTAGTATTGGCCGCTGCCAGTAGATAGTGAGGTCTTACTTAGACCAGAACTTCCACCGAACTCTGCGACTTCACGGGCAGTCAATTTTTGACGTGCTCGCTGGGCAGATGCTAAAGTATTAAATACTTCTTGCTCTGCTTGAGATTGTCCGTAACCTTCAAGAGTTGAACCATAAATGGAACTCAACTTCTCTGCGGTTGGGAGAATATCTGCAATTGTTGCATAACCCTTTTGGGCTTCTGCTTGAGTAACGCCTTGTGCAGCAAGTTGTTCTGCTACACCAACACCAGTTTCAAGGCCCTGCAGTCTTGCTGCTGTGCCAATCTCTGCTGCTTGTACTTGACGTTCAATCTTCTTGAACTGTGTTGCTGGGTCCAGTGTGTACGCAACCAAGTCTGCTTGACCGATACCGTAATAATCACGGAGGGTCTTGCTAATCGCTGGGTCTGCATTCTGTACACGTTGAACAGCCAGTTGAACACGATTAGAAAGTTCTGTTGGTGATACATCGTTAGCAATAAATTGGCTAACATATTCATCTGTATCAAATTGCTTTAATCCATAGGCACGAAGTGTCTGACGGTATGAATCTTCAACCGCAAGATACTCTGCTGGCTCAAGAACTGTTAGGTCATTCTTTAGTCTTATTGCATTAGCCTTAAAACGTGCTTGATATTCAGGAGTCTCTTGTAATTGTAATGTAATTGTTGATTCAGTTGCACCTTCAATAGCCAACTGGCGAATCTTTTCAACTAAAGTCTCAAGCCCATATTTCTTAAATCTAGCCTTCATTACTTCAAGCGCATCTAGTCTTGCTTTGTCTGCTACGCTAAGTTCTGTTGCTTTAGCAACTGCTAGCGCTGTTTCTGCTGCAGTTGGAACTTTGAGAGTAGTAGATGTGTTAATATTACCAGTACCTGATGCCGCTGCTGCTCTTGCTGCAGCATCTGCTGCTGCTATTGCTGCATTTGCATTTGCTAGCGCCGCTTGCGCTGCTGCTAATTCTGCTGCATTTTTTGCTGCTAATATTGCAGCCTGTGCTGCTGCTGCATCTGCTGCTGCTTTTCTAGCAGCCTCTTCTGCTGCCGCTTGTGCGGCTGCTTCTGCTGCTGCTTTAGCCGCTGCCTCCTCTGCTGCTTTTCTAGCAGCCTCTTCTGCTGCCGCTTTTGCGGCTGCGTCAGCCGCCGCTTTTGCGGCTGCGTCTGCTGCTGCTCGATTGGCAGCATCTCTTGCTGCTGCTTCTGCTGCTAGACGTGCTGCATTTTGAGAGTCAGTAATTCCACCACCAGATGAAGGAGTTGTTGTAGCCGCTGGTGCAATGTTAATCTTAGTATTACTAAAGATTGTGTTTCCATTGTTATACTTAGGGTCTGACATAAGCACTGGATTAAGCGCTCTAATTTCAGAAAGACTTAGACCATTTGCTGCTGCAATAGCACTAAGTGTATCGCCTCTTTCAACACGTACTGCTGTGGTAGGATTCTTTGGGTCTGCGACTGCCATTATCTTGCCCCTCCAAAGAAGTCATTTGAAACTTTAAGTGTTAAATCATCAACAGCCTTTTGGCCGTTCTTTGTAAAGCCCCATGCTGGGTCGCTTTTAATTGTTTTCTCAACCATCCATTGTGGCATTCTTGCTGGCTTGCCAGTTACTGGGTCAATATACTGTGTAATCTTACGAACAGTAGGGTTATTAAAGTCAACTGTTTCTGGGTCAACTTCTAAGAATGTTGCATAGGATGTAATAACATTTGATGCTTGAGATGCTATGCTTAAACCATTAGCAATTCCATCAGCATATGCTGGGAATGCACTTGCTGATAAGTCGCGGATTTCTTTTTGAATATCATCTGTTGTAACAGTTCCCTGAAATAACGCATTTTGCTTGCTTGTCCAGTATGCATCATTAAGAAGAGTATTTACACCGTATGACGCTGCATAAGTCTTAAGAGTGGTTGTATCACCAAGGATGTTTCCACCAAAACCTGTAATCTTGCCTGAGGCTGCAATTGCCTGGTCAAGTTGGTCGTCTGACATATTTTTGGCGTAGGCATTATTCACAAGACTGTCAAACGTTGCTGTATCAATTTTAATACCAGAAGTAACTAGACGCTTTCTTGCTGCAATCTTATACTTTTCTACGCTATCAGCATAAACTGTTGGTTGCTCTAGTTTTTGCTTCTCGCGTGCTTTAACAGTAGAAGACATTGTTTGATAATAGGTTGTCTTGTACAATGCCTCGAGTGCTGCACCAGTGTTACCAGCCTTAAACAATTCATATACTGCTCTAAGTTCTGGATGTGCTGCTAGTAAAGCCTCACTAATACCATATGATGCTGCCGCTTCAACGCCAGTTGGGTCTGCCATTACGCACCTGCTGCATTCTGTGATATCCAGTCAGAGAATCCAATACGTGCTGCACGGTCAATGTCATCTGGATTTTGTAGTTTAAGTCTTTCTTCAATGCTTGTAGCAACCGCTTCTTTAGTTGGTCCGCCTTCTTGAACAGTAACTTGTTCCATTACACCTTTAGCGTTCTTAACGAACTTGGTTGTAGAAACAGTTCCTTTTTCAAGTGCTGGACGTACTTTTGCGCGTTCTTTAGCAAGTTCTTCTGTAGTTGGAAGGCGCATAGCCTTCTCTTGATATACACTTTTAATAAGAATGTCAAGGTCTGCATCTGTATACTTATAGATATTACGCGAAGGACCAGTAAACGCTGGTGCTTTTTCTTTTGTACCAAGTTCTGGAATAAAGTCTTCGCTAAGCAAAGAGATTAACTTATTATAGTCATCCCCAGCCTTACTAGCAATAGTTGCTAGTTCTGGCTCGCTAATAAAAAGATTCTTAATTGCTTCTGCAGATGCTCCTACAGTTTTGCCTCTAGCCTTAAGCATTTTACCAATAAGGATTGCTTTAGTTCTGTCTTGAGTAATGGAATCAATTAATGAGACTGCCTCAAATCCAACCGTAGATGGAACTTTAATTCCTTTATCGCTAAGACTTTTGTTAATCTTGTCAAGTAATGTAGAACCACTAGACGAAGGTGATGGGGTTGGAGTCGGTTTAGGGGTCACCTGTGGTGTTGGTGCTTTTGTAGGCTTAAACTTGTTAGGACCTACTTGCGGATTTGTCATACTCACTTGATTTTCCCCTTAACAACTTCCTCGTATACATAATCAAATGTATCTCCATCAAGATACCTATTATAGAAATTCTCAAAGTTGATATCCTGAGCCATTAGATTGGCTGTGTAAACATCTACTTTTTGGCGAATATCTACTGCCTTATCAGAAGTAATAGCAGAACCACGTCTTTCTAGTTCTTCTTTTACATGATAACGGAAGTTTAGGTAATCCACAATAGTGTGCCAACGTGGCTGTTTAGCCAAGTCTTTCCACAGTTCTGGTGTATTTGCTGCTATAGTCAATACGTCAATAGTATTGTTTTTAGCGCTTGCAAAATTCTTGCCATTCTTGTCATTCCACCAAAGATTGTTATCTGTTTTCATTTGGTCTTCAAAGTTCTTCTTATACATATCAAGAATCTTTTTACCATATCCAACATTTGGATTCTTACCATCATCAAGGATGGTTTGTTTAACAACCTTAATCATTTTGTTCCACTCGCGCCAGCCTTTATTTACAGTAGAACCAGTTGCAACATCTAATGCATCTGCTTCTGTCTGGAATCGCTTGCTAGTTCCTGGAATCTTGTTAGTTAATAAGTATGCTCTAGCAGAAGAAGAAAAAGCGTAGTCATCATCATTAAATACAGAACCAAGTACGCGTAAGTTTCCCTTATCAATACTAGCAACCATTTTAGCAATAGTTTTTTTATTCTTATCAAGTAAAGCAATTGCAGTATCATCGCTACGAATGCCAGATGTAGTATCTGTTAATTTATCTGCAAGCATGTATAGTTCTGGGTAGTCATTAGTAAACTTTTCAGTTCCCTCTGCACCAAACTCTTTTGTATACTTGCCTAGTAAGTCAGCATACTTTTCAAGTGGACTAACATAACGTGGCTGAGATGGAAGTATTCCTGCGCCAAGAGCGCGAACTACTGATAATGTTACAGCATCATTTTTTGATTCTTCTTGAATTAAAGACATATCGCTACCAGATGGGTCCACACCATAGGTATCTCTGAATTCTTTACGCTTCATAGCCATAAACATATCAATATCTCGGTTAAACTGCTCACCATTTTTTAGAATGGTTGCTTGAATAGCCTGTACTGTACGACGAATTGTGCTAGGAGTAAGAGCACCTGCTGAATTAGCCTGAGTTCCAAATGGAAGAATCAAGTCATGAATGCGAGTGGGTAACTTTTTACTCTTAGAAATTTCGTTATAAGCGGCAGTT